AATTGTATTAGGTCAGTGGAAAGATTTAGTTATTGGTCAATTTGGAACTGCACTTGATGTAGTTGTTGACCCATATTCTCAATCAATCGCAGGCGAGGTAAGAATTGTAATTAACTCTTTCTGGGATACAGCATTCAGAAGAGCAAATTCATTCTGTAGAGATTCAATGTCTTAATAGTTAGTTGAGTGATAACAGAAGACGGGGGGGCTTTATGCCCCTCCCAATTCTAAAATAAATACTATGAGAAGTTATCAAATTGATACCTACCCCACTACCCCAGTTGTAACTACTACGGAATGTAAAACTCATTTACGAGTTGACCATTCAGATGACGATACTTATATTGCCACTTTGCAAAAAGCAGCAACGGCAACGGCAGAGGGAATTACTAATAGATTCTTCATTGAAACTACGCTTATACAATACGGAGATAGATGGGAGGATATTACACACTTATTTAGGTCGCCAGGCGCAGGGATTACCAACATAAAATATATGACGGGTGGCGTACTTAGTGCTGCAATTGCCTCTTCCATTTATCTATTTGATAGTTCAGTGGAACCCCCTCAAATATCTTTGAAGGAAGGACAGTCATGGCCAACGGATAATGATGATGAACTTAGGACCATTAAAGTAACTTACAAAGTGGGGTATGGAACTGCAGCATCTTCTGTACCCGAAGGAATAAAACAGGCGATACTAATTATGGTAGGAGATTGGTACGAAAACAGACAGAGTGTAATTGTAGGACGGGTGGTAAATTTGATACCTAAAACAGCAGAGTATTTATTGAATCAATATAAAGTGCAAGTGTTATGATAGCCATTGGAATGTTAGATAGAAAAATTACCTTACAGTTTCCTGATAATACCGCAGACACAACCTATGGAGGAAACTCTGTACAAGGGTGGTCTAATGATAATGAGGTGTGGTCTCATGTTGTGTGGGAGAAAGGCAAAGAAACTTTTGAAGGAGAAGAGCATGTTGCCCTTGATAAAGTTTTATTCTATATACGGTGGAGAAAATACGCTACAGGCAAGAATATTGATACTACTTGGCGAGTAGATTATAATCATAATTCAGAAACAAAATATTACTATATTGAGTCCATACAAGAAATTGATGGAAGACAAAAATTTATGTTACTAAGAACGATAGAAAAAACAAGCGAATGATAGGGTCAATGGTAAAGGTTGGGATGAAGGGCACGCCACAGGTAAAGGCTATGCTACGCAGAATACCCTATAAGGTAAACAATAGAAAATTATGGATGGCGATTTTTAGACAAACGGCAAAACCCTTTGTTCAAATTGCAAGACAAAATGTGGACATGTTTGATAAAACTTCCCAAACTAAAGAATTGAAAAAAAGTATAAAAATATTTACCACAAGGCACTTTAGTAAGTTTCCTGCAGTATTAGTTGGACCCAAAGCAACAGGAGGAAGGGCAACTAAGAATGCCCAAAGAGGAGGAGGATATTATGGAGCCATGTTGGAGTATGGACACGGAACAGCAAGTCCAAGACCATTTATGAGACCTGCCTGGGAGGGAGGAAAAGGAGAAGTGGAAATACATACACTAAAGGCAGCACAAAAGGTAGTTCAAAAAATATTAAATAAAGAAGCCAAGAAAGCGGGGGGAAGAAAACTATACGCATAATGAAAGTAGGAGAAGCCATATATTCTATACTAAGTAATGACGCTACCGTATCAGGGGTAGTGGGTACAAAAATATTTCCTGTCGTAGCCACAGAGAAATCATCTGTGCCTTACATAGTGTATAACTTAATTTCAGAAACTCCTACAAATACAAAGGGAGACGGAGCATCTTTTAGTTTGGCTGCAACTCGTTCTCCATTGGATAATGATAGAGTTCAAGTAAGTTGTTTCACGGATACTTATGTAGGAGCAGTAGATTTAACTTTTGCCATCAGAGGAGCAATGGATAGAGGAACATACACCTCTGGGACATTAGAAGTGGAAAATATAATCTACCTTGATACAGTAGATGATTATGAGAAAAAAGCGGATGATAAAGGAGTTTTTGCAAAACACAGCGATTACACCTTTAGAATACGGAATGTAAGTCTAATATAAAAAACATACGAAAATGCCTAAAATAACATTAAAAATGGATTATAAGCGAGGTAACAAGGTATTGCCCGAAGGAACTATCATACCTATCAGTTGGGAGGGATACAGAGAAATGCTTGAAGCAGGATACTGTGATGCACTACCCGAAGACAAACCTAAGAAACAAAAGAAAAAAACTAAACCTAAAATGGAAGACTAATGGCAACTATAACAGCACAGGCAATAACAGAATCTGGAAAGAATGATGTTTCTTATTCCTCCGCAGCAGCAGAGGGAGATGCCTTTGAAAATACGGGTAATCAAATCTTACATATAAAGAATGGCTCTGGGGAAAGTATAACTGTAACTATTGTTGCAGAAACAACTTCAGTGGACATTCCACAATATGGGACTTTGACTAAGGCAAATCAAACTATTGCCGTAGGAGCATCAGGGGATGCATTCATAGGAACTTTTCCTCAATCCCCTTTTAATGATGAGGATGCGTTAGTTCAGATAACTTACAGTGGAGTTACGAGTTTGACTTTAGCAGTTTTAACAGTGAAGCATAGTCAATAAATTTAATAATAATAAAAAAGAGAAAAAATGGCAACAGCAGGAATTATAAACGGAACGGACTTTGGGGTCTATCAAGGCACTACGCTTGTCGCTTACGCAACAAGTGGAAGTATTAGCATCAACCATTCCACACGAGACATTTCTTCAAAAGAATCGTTGGGGTGGAAAGAACAAATGGAAGGACAACGAGATTGGGAAGTATCAGTAGAAGGATTGGTAGCATTTTTAGCAGCCGGTGGAGGTGCAGTAGGTGGAAAAACAATTGATGAATTGTTGGACGATTATATGTTAGGTTCTGCAGGACGAGGGTCTTTAACGGTAATGTTTTCAACAGAGGTAACGGGAGATTTTAAATGGTCAGGAACGGCTTGGATAACTTCCGTTTCTATTGATTCCCCAAATGAAGACAATACTACTTACAGCGTATCGTTTTCAGGAACAGGAGCATTGACACAAGCAGCAGTATCTTAATACTAATTTGGTAGGGATATTTTTTAAGTACTTTCCCGCCTAAAACTATTTTATATGGATTATCAAATCATCACTATAGCGGGTAAAAATCTTCCGTTGTATTTTGGCTTTAACGCATTACGAAAGTTTTGCAGAAACACAGGAACATCTTTGAGTAAATTACAAACGCTTGGAAATGATATGACGCTGGATGATGCATTGCAGTTGATAGTAGTAGGAAATGAGGAAGGAGTAAGAAAGGCAGGAACAGGAGAATTTCTCACTGCAGATGAGATGGGAGATTTACTGGATGAAGATATGAGTGGATTGGAACAAGCCCTGAAAATTTTCGGAGAACAAATTGGAGACAATTTGGGAACAAAACAAAAGGGAACAAAAAAAAAGGTGTCCAAGCCCAAGAAGAAATAACCTGGGATGAATTAGAAGAACAAGCACTTGGAGAAATGGGACTAACACCAACAGAATTTGGAAATATGTTGCCCCGTACTTATCTAAACTTATGGAGGGGCAGGACGAGACTAATTGAGTATCAGGAACAACAACACTGGGAACGGTCTCGTTGGATGGCTTGCCTTATAATAAACCCTCATATCACGAAGAACTTAAAACCCATTGATTTATGTAGTTTCCCTTGGGAGAAGAAAATAGCGAAAGGGAAAATAGATACTGACCCCATATACAAGAAAGCGAAGTTTATGGATAAGATTCAACAAAAAATATTCAAGAAGATAAAAGACAAAGAAAATGCCAAGTAAAGCATTAGCATCATTAAATATAGTTATTGGAGCGATAACTCAGCCTTTATTTAGGGGACTGGCTATTGCAAGGGCAAGACTTATGAAATTTGCTGCCACTATGAAAGCGGTAGGTAGTAGTATTATGATGAGTTTTACTATGCCTTTCGCTATGATAGCAGCAGCAGGAGGAAAAATGGCTATGGACTTTGAGAAGAACATGACCAAGATTGTTACCCAAGTTGGATTGGTGGCAAGTGAGGTTAATGTGATGAACAAGGAGATTATGAAAATGAGTGAGGAAACGGCTACTGGTCCTGCAGAATTAGCAGAAGGACTTTTCTTCCTTACCTCTGCAGGATTGAGAGGAGCCAATGC